AACTACAAAGCTATCTACTGGCGGGAAGTTACGCAGTGTGATGTCACAAGTGTAAGTCTTCTCATCCTCCTCGTGGGCAGTCAGAACGACCAACGTATCTGGATTACGGGCGAACACGCCCGACCCACTAAAGCGGTCAATCGACTCTGCACCCGACTTGTTACCCTTGCTGAAGTGGTGGCTTAATATAATCGACAGATTGTGGCGTGTGGCTAGGTACTCAAACTCATTCATCAGTGACGACATATCACCCGCACTATTCTCATCTCTCTCGCCCATCAGCATATAGTTAGGATCGAGGATGATCGCTTGGTAGCCCTTACCTTCAATCTGCTTCTCAATCATAGGGCGGATGAGGGTCAAGTCGGCAGCGTGACCTCTTAGCGTCCACACATCAAAGTCATCGGCCTTGTCTTCCAGCCCTTTGGCTTTTATAACATCGGCCAAACGATTGCGGAACGACCATTCTTGTATCTCGAAATTGATAAACAACACCCGCGACATCTTGCATTGTTGCCCCCACCAAGGCACGCCAGCGTGTAGCGATAGGGCTAGGTCGATTAGACTCCAACTCTTGAAAGCCTTGCTTCCTCCACCCAGCACCATCTTCCCACCTCTATGCAACATTCCCTCAATTAACACCTCTGGTGCAGGCAGGTCTTCCTTAACAAGTTGTGCATAAGATTTGATTGGCGGCCACTCGTCCACCTTCGGTTTGATACCAAGTGCTACTGCTGGCTCTATCATTTTCCTCCTTTGCAAAACCATAATAGGCTTTGCATTTTGTCTTCTCTCTTTGCCCCAGGAATCCTAACGGGTTGGCTGGGTTTGAATGTTGCAGGATCGCATCCTAAAGGAATAAGAAAAGCTTTTAACTGTTCCACCCACTCGTTCTTTGGTGGCATCTCAAACCAACCATGCAAGCTCTTTCCGCCAGTATTAACAACGGCGTGTAGTTTCATGCTAAACAAGTCACGCATCAATTGGAACACCGCGCCCATCTGTGGCTTGCTGAGTACGTCAGACTCGACAACCAAGAATATCCGATCCTCAACCGTATCGTTGGATCGGCTGACTGTGCCTTGCTTGTAGCTCGCGCCAGTTGTGTACTGCCCGATTGGCTCATCCAGCTTCTTCCAATCGTAAGCAGTGCGGAAGTTCTGCGGATGCTTACCGCTGTCTGTTACGTTGCCTATCCAGATGTTATCCACAGCGTTGAACAGCGATAGGAACAACTGATAGTCCTGGGCTGGATCGTCCAGCTTGGTCGGACTTTCCTCAAACATATCCGCCGTCTCCCAATTGTAGTGCGTTAGGTAGCGTTGCTTGTTTGACTCGGCAATCGTCTTAATCCTATCCAACACCTCAGAGTGTGGGTCTTTCTTGATGACCAGCTTTGGTACGGCTGTGCCACCCGACATAATGTTTACTGGCTTGTAAAGCACATCGCTGGATATAGCTCTGCGCAACTTGCGGTTAGCCTCATCACGATACGGCGTGCAGGAAGTATGCCAGCAGAAGATAGTCGGCGCGCCATCCACGAACACCGTTGTGTCACGGATGCGAGTGTGGCTGGTATGTGCAGCCTCACCAGGACACTTGCACAGCCCGTGATTCTCGGACTGCCAATCCACTTGGCCTACGATCTCTTCAGCTTGCCGTTGTGCTGTTGTCATAGCAACTATTCAGAAATAGTTTCTGATTCGTCTTCATCATCGGAAGCAATGAATTGCTTGCCAGCCCTGTAAATGTATTGCCCCTGGACGCACTTCTCTCCGCCACTCATATTCGCAAGCTCTTCATTCCCTCTTTTCATGTTGCAAGAATAGTGTGCAAGCTGAACATTGTCCCACACATGAAGACCGCCAGAGGATATTGGCGTAATGTGATCTACAGAAGACTGCGCCATCTCTACGGAGTTCTTGCATATACCGCAAATATCACAATCTTTAATTTTTAGTTCAAGACGATTTATAAAATGACACCTACCATTTGTTCTTATGGAGTGCGACTTATTCATGGCTAATGCCTTGGCCGCACATTTGTATGAACAGAAAAGAATTGGATGCTCCCAACAACCATCTTTCCTAGAAATAGAAGCTGCGCATCCATTCCCACAATGATGACAAACATTTACGTATTCTTTTATGTGACGCTCCCACCCAACATTTTCCCACGGCTTGTAATTACTTGATTCAAAATCTGCAGTAAAATCAAGCCTAGACGTGCGCAATAATGTAACTATATGCCTATACTCATAGTCACAACTCTTGTAATACGCTTGCTTTATCTTGACTTTTTTCGTTTCAACATAATATAAATCCATTTTATTTATTCCTTATTCAAACTGGCTCTGATTCAAGGGGTAGACACACTGAGGAAACGCCCGATGCAAGATCTCCTTGCATACCACAACGCCAGTTAGTTATTTGCTTTCTAGTTCTATTGCTTTTCTGGATGCCTCAACAATATCCTGCGCTGTTATATTCCGAAGTGCGTTACACCAGTATTGAGTCTTCGGTGTCTTGTTTGTCGCATCCTTACACTTAGCCTGTGGCAACCCAGCGTGCGGACGGCAAGGCGCGTGTGGGCAGGTATCGGGTTTGAATACCGATACGTTCTTACTATAATAAGTCATTCTGTCTTCTGGGGAATACGAACCCCACAGCGACACACACGGCGTATCCAATCCAGCAGCCATGTGATTGACTGAACTATCTGGCGCAACAACGAAGTCAGCCCCGCTGATAATCGGGAACAGCGAGCGCACAGCCTTGGTGCAGTTGAATAGGTCAATCACCCTGGGATGATCCACCTTGAAGTTGTTGCTGTTATCCAGCCCGATGATAACGGCGTGATGTTTGGGGTAAGCCTCAAGCAACGCCAGCACCGCCTCCTGCCCCATCGTTGGCGGGTAGGTACGGGTCGGACCGCTGGACGAAACATGGTAGGCAAAGAACGGACTAGGCAACGGCCACTTGCCCATCGCCTTTAGCTCTTCATGGTCTGGCTCGATGAGATGCAGAACTGGCTTACAATACTTCGCCATCGTCTTCTCATCCCACACACCCATCCACTCGTAAATGCGCTGGTAGCAGTTGCCAGGACCAGTGCCTAGCTTGGTGTTGCCCACCTGTCCGCTGAACAGATCGTCAGTAGGTAGGTGTGCATCAAACGAATCCCAAGCTTCCAGTGATGACGGCAGCGGCCATAGCTTTGCACCCAGCCCAGCGTAGAGAGGCAGGTTGCGGGCAGGAGCGTAAACCTCCACAACCCCGCCCGACTCCTGCACCAAGTAATTGACGAACGCAGTAGCAATGATCGCGTCACCGATTGCCCCAGCGCGGTAGACGGCTGTTGCCCCCCCAGCAGCGCGCCCTTTGTAGTACGGCTTAATCTTATGTGGGCAAGGGATTGAATCGTCCCAGGTTGGTCCAGTTAGCTCATCGGGCAGCACATAGGTAGTGCGTGGGTAGAGCATATTGTCATCGACTTTGTGAATTGCGTTTGTGTTATTTGTCCATAGTTTCATTTGGTTGTTCTCCTATTACTTGGTTGATGCATCTGATGATTTCTGACGCGACTTGCGGGACGATGGCGTTACCCAATCCTTTAAGTCGGTGTGACCTATTGGGTATCCCATTAGCCACTCGACCCACGTTGGGTTCAGCGAGCCAGATTGCTTCTCCTGATCTTTCGGCAACAGCTTCTCCCCCCGAATCCTCAATCCCTCCGCAATCCGCACCTCCTCTTCCAGTATCTTCCCGCCCTTGCCGTTTGGTCTGCTGCCTGGATTGACTGCTCTCGGTGTCGGCCACATTCTCACTGCTGTCTGAAGAGTTGCACCCCATCTCGTTCCGTTGGCTGATGTCCTCGTCTTCCCGTCCTCGGACACAGCCCCACTCCTTGCTCCCGTGTGCGCTCCTCTCGGACAGGCTGACGGAGTCGGCCATATATTTGGCGATGATCCAGCACCTATCTCTTCTGTGTGGCGCGTCAACGGCGCAAGCTGGAACAATGATCGGTTCGACTTCGTAACCTTGACCTTCCAGATCAACGCACACCTGGTCGAGTGCCAAGTTGACGATCCCAGCAACATTCTCACCAATGATCCAAGCGGGCTTTGCTTCTTGTATAACTCGCAACATTTCAGGCCAGAGGTAACGGTTGTCATCCTTGCCTCGTTGCTTCCCTGCGACTGAGAATGGTTGGCATGGAAATCCTCCTGTGAGAAGAGTGACTCCTGCGTATAGCTCGCCTCGTATTTCGCGGATGTCTTTGTGGCACGGGACTTCTGGCCAATGCTTTTTGAGGACTGCTTGTGCGTAGGGTTCGTTGTCACAGAAGCCAACGGTTCTATATCCATTCCACTTTGCTGCCAAGGCAAATCCTCCGATCCCGCTAAATAAGTCGAGGTGTGTTTTTTCATTCATACGCTCTGCATCTGGTAAGCGTGATCAACCAATTCCCTAACGCAATTAAAGTACCCATCCTCGGCTGTGCCATAACAATATATCTCGCTGGTAAACCCACCAGCAGATAGGGACAGCTTCCATCTCCATCCCTTCTCATCCCACTCCTTCTTTACCTGCATTGCCAGTTCATCCTTGCTTTTCATTCCTCACCCACCACTTCCTTGCACACTAAGCTCGCTGCATCGACCATAGTTATGATCTGTATCATATCCACAGAACGCCCGTGAGTTGCGCGGTTACGCTCCAGGACAAGCTTCTCCCTGGCGATGGCAAGCATATCCCGCGCCCACTTGAGCCTAGCTTTAGCATCGACTTGCATTACGAACCAGACCGCATCCGAAACTTGCGCGGCTTACTCTTGCCTGCTGCGGATAGGGCAATGGCAATCATCTGCTCGCGTGAGCGAGGCTTACCGCCTGCTCCACGCTCGCTACCCTGCCTGCGGTTATCCCTAGCCAACTCACTCATATTCTTCGATACGTCTTTACCTAATGGCATATTCTATTTTCCTTTCTGTTTATAGTTGTTCCGACTTGTGAAGATCATAGTAAAAAGAATCTGTATCCTCCGTCACCCACTTGTCACTCTGATTCTCTACGCTGGGCAGGTCTGTATCAACCCGAAACTGCTTTAGATTATCTGGCAACTTCTTGGTAACCCAATTACTATCCCGCCAGAAGATGCGGTTGTTTGGCATACAGAGTAAGTAGCCATCGTCACCAGCGAAGACATGACCGCACTTGTAGTCGGACGGCTCGTCTGAGTACGGATTGTTAAACCAATCCACAGTAAACAAGTATGTACCCCATACTTTAGTCGCATCCCGTAGAAGTATCTGCGCGCGATGGTAGGCCAGGAAGCTGTACTCGGTAACGGTTACATTCTCGCTGAAGCAATCCCAAAGCTGTTTGTAGTTGAATGGTATGTCGGCCTCTGGCTCGTGCGTGTATATCTCAGACAGCGGTACTCGACTCCGCAACATTCCAGAGTCAGTCATAACGTGGAAGGTTAGGATTGCCCCAGCGCAAGACTGCAAGGCAAACACATAGACGTTGTAAAACTCCTTGTCCTCCTCGTTCTTGGTGAAAAACGACTTCCTCACCATAGCCTTGAAGGATGGAATGTTCTCGTTGAGCGTTGCCATTATCGCCAAGCAGGTCCAGTAAACCAAGCCACCAACACCCAGCGTGTTCCCCATATAGGCGCACGCGCACGATGCTCTAGGTAAGACGGAAACCAGCAACCTGCTCCTTGCTCGCGGATGAACTGAGGATTCACCATATCAGCCTTGGCCTGCAACCCGCCTCCGATATACTCCTCTGGCGCGGACAGGTTCACCACAGCCGTAAGCTTGCGAACTGGTGCTTCGGATGTGTAGGTATCCCAATGCCAAGAGAACTTCTGTAGTGGGCGGTATCGCAGGATCTGCAACTGCTGGATGCCTTGGATGTCGAATCGCCATTGCTCGGCATTGATGCCTTCCGTAATCTCTCGCATAACATTGTAGATCCACTCGTAATGCTTGGCGAAAGGTATCCAGCACGATGAGCAAGTTCGTGTACGCGATACAGTACGTGTTACTCCATCCTTCGACAGCACTGGCGCACGCTTCATCCCAATCACTTCCGCATCCTGGCGCAGCATCTCGCACTGCGTCCTAGTTAGGACGTAACGGTCTACTGAAGCGGTTAATACCTTCTGCTTAAACTCGCTCATTTGAGTTCCACGCATAGTTCCAGCAACGCCTTGTTCAGCGCGTACTCAAAGCAAGCCATTTTATCTTTAGCCAAGTGCTGACGGCCAGCCTTTGCCAACGCCTCGTAAAGATCATCGTCAACATCAAGCATTACCCTTACGGCTTTTTGTTCTAATGTTTTTACCAGAGTTATCTTTCTGTCTTTCTTTTTCATAGGTCCAATTCCTTTCTTATGTAGTCAATCAGTTTGAAGATGATGAACAACGCGCAGTAGATTGCCGACAATGTCATCGAACTGTAAAGAATAAAAGAAGCAATTACCCAAACTATTGAGCCAAGATCAAGTAGGCAGAACATAGTCGTTTTCCTTTAGTTTCCGTAGCAACGTGCGGTTATCGATCTGCACCCCGCTTGCTCTGCACCACCAGGAAACAACGCCTGTCTTGAAGTCACGCAGTAGCTTCTGCACTTCGTGCGAGTTCTTATACTCAAGGGCATCGTTGAGTGGCACGCCTGTATGATCCTTCACAATCTTCATGCCCTTAACCATCCCTCGTTTGCGCAACATCCGCAGGTCGCGGATGGCTTGGAGTGCAACCTCACCAGCCAACTGCTGCACCCTGTCATCGTAATCACCGCGACATAGCTGGGTTGATCTCAACGGCCTAGCTCCACCAGCTTCGCTTCGTCTTCTTTAATCTGGTTAGATAACTTAACTAGATCATTCGACTGTCCTGCGTAATGAATAATCATCGCGTCCTTGTAGCGGTCCAACCCAAAGTGCGACTCCACGCTGGTCATGCAATTGAAGGACGGGTCAAGCTCGGTTAGCGGGATGTTCCATAGGTGCGCCATCACGTTGAGCCAAGTCTGCTCGGCAAAGTGATTTGGGTGCAGGCCAATGGGTGGCATTGATAGGATACCAACGGCCTTGGTATGAACTACGAATACGCCAGTGTTGACATAGAACTTAGGCTCGATCATTCCGCCGAATGCACCAGCCAGCTTGACCATATCTGGCTTGCGATCCAGATAAGCTCCCTCGTCAAAGGCACAGAACACTCCAGCGTCATCGGATAGCTTCGGGCAATCGCTTGCAATTAGAACGTCAGCGTCAACGAATGTTACCTGGTCATAGCCCTTAGTTGCCATAATGTTTCCAATCGCAGACTTGGAGTATTGGGCTGGATGCGTGAGTGGCTTGTCGATTAGAATGAAGTCAGTGCTGTGGCGGTTGCAGTACGCCTCCATGCGTGGCCTAGTCAGATCAATAATCTTCTGCCAATCCTCACCGAACGATTGTGTTACTAATGCTTGTTTCATTTGCCAGCGTCAAAATCTTCTGTTGCCTGAATGGACAAAAGATCATCAGCCTTTTCCAGCAAATCCTTGCTTGGATTCTTAATGTCCTCAGTAGCAGTTGAGATTTCAATCTTTGACATGGTCACATTGTTGACCAACTCGGCAAAGTAATGTTCCCTATAGCCAACTGGACCAATATCCTCGGTGATAGTATCAATCTCTGCGTTGCCATAAGCAGTATACTTTTCTCCATTAAATTCAAAATCAACGCCTACATCTTCCATAATCATAATCTCGTTACCTCTTTCTTTATTTGTGCTAACACGAATAGCGACCTTACAAGCGCGCGCTCAAGGTGGTCAACGCTTGTTTCGCCGTTATTATCTGGACAAGGCGAGGACTTGTGCAATTGCATCTGCGCTGTAGCTAGGTGACGAATCGCGCGAGCAATGTGGTAATCGTGGGTAGGCCGATCTTTAACAAGCCAATCGCCATATGCGGACTTATCCGATCCCTTGCCCATTACGCGCCATACAATTTCCTGCGCAGCGTTTCCCATCTCTTGGATCGTTGGTGCAGTCATTTTCCGCACCTAATAATTGTTTCAGCAAAACTTTTAAGCTCTTCAATTGCATTTTCCAGCGTCCCAACATTCCTTGCTCTAGCCAACAACCAAGGCGATGGATTGTCATTTGATGTGAAAAATAGAACTGGCTTACCCTTCATATGTGCGTAAAAAATTTCCATACCAGTTCCCCAGCCTGGTTTATCGCAATTTGCCAGAACCACACTTGAGTTATCTACACACATCATATCCTCCTTTACTATTTTTGAGCTGTTTACTGTGTCGAATTTTGTACCACGATAATCCCTATCCAGAGGATTTAATACATCATAAATCTCGGACAAACTTTCGGATGCAATTCTGCGCCACTCCTGCTCTTCGTTGGTTGTGCCGTAGATTGCGCCAGCAAGATATACCTTTGGTTTCATATATTTTCTACCCTTATCCTATTGTTTGAGCCTTCACGCAAAACAATTGCTCTCAATTTTAGCTTTTCGCATTCAAACATTTTTAGCCTCTTAAAAAACCAGTTCCCAACATTTTCTAAAGTAGTAGGAAAATCAAATACCTCGTTTAAATTGCTGTGGTCGCAGCATCGAACAAGTGTTTGAGTGTAATCTTTAAGCTCGCCAAACGGATAAATCATAGGCTCTTGATCCGTTGGAAAACCCTCCCACTCGACATCGAGCGAGTAGGTGTGGCCGTGATTACGGAAACATTTCATAAGACCAACCAATGAGTTGTGATGCAAGTATGAAAAGTCTTCCTTTTCCAAATTGTGTGAAGCATCAAATTTGAACGACTGTATAACAGTATATTTGACTCCACCTAGCTTTGTTTTGTTTAGGTCTTTAGCAAACATTTTTGACTCCTTCCGTTTCCATATTTTTCTTCTAGATATTTTATAAGAGGTTGCAATCTTTTCATTCCACCCCTAACCCAACCAGTTCCATCGCAACTTTCAACATTATTTTCATCACATATCCACAGTCCTTCATACGAATTAACTCTTCCGCAATGAACTCTTTTACCTATGGAGCAAAACTCTGGAAGCATCTTCCACTTCCACTCAAAAGATCCACCCATAAAAATAATTTCAGCTTCGCTCGGAACATCGTTCGGAGTCATTCCGTCTTGCGCAACAAATGCAACTGGATATTTCCATTCAGAAATTTTCTCATAATGCTTGTCCCACAATTTTAGAGTTTCATTCTTGTCCATTACCTTATCTGGACAAGCAACCCACAGCGGCTTATTCCAGCATGGGACTTTATCCAGCATTTTATAAAACTCTTTCTCATCCCACTCTGTTTTATTTGTGAATGCGTAATAAGCCCCATTATCGAGTGCATATGGAATCACCTCTGGAAGATACCTCCAGCCATTTGGAGAAATGAGCAGTCCGATTGAATCCTTGAATTTACCAGCCAAGTATCCAATCATAAAGCCAGTATTATTTGTTGGCATTACAATCACAGTTTCATCCCAGGAGGCGTATATCCCTTGACCCAAGCCCACACTTTCTGCATCGCGCAGAAGGCGATACCAGCTTGGTAGAGTTCGTCTTCGTCCCACTGATGATGCTCTATGTATTCTGGATCATTTGATGCCAGAACAACTGAAACGCAAGCGCACTTAGGATTCTCGCTCGCATTTCTATAAGCCCAAAGTTGTTGCGCATCGGTTGGATACCAGGGCGCAGCGTTGTACTTCTTGTTAATCTTGCGATTCTTTAGGTCAATGATTGCATCTCCAATTCCCTTTAGTCGGACGTAGGCATCACATCTGCCAGCGTAACCAGGACCGACCAAGGCCCTTTCGCACCAGTGCGTTTTCTCGACATTTTCACTTGCCCATTTTCTAAAGGTTTCGATGTAAGGTTTAAGGACTTCATCTGTGGAGCAACTACGTCCCAAAAGGATATTTTCCATTTCGGTATGGACTGCCGTACCATGCTCTGCGGCTTTCTTGGTTTGCGCCTTGCTGTCCTCAACGACTCTTCTTGCGTATTCTTCGAGTGTTTCATTTTCCTCCTTTGGCAGAGTAAGCGCAGACTCTACGGCTGTGGAAATTTTCCATGCCGTGAGTTGTGGCTTCTCCAAAATTGACTGCACGCTGGTAACGCTAGGCAGCAATCCCATCTTGCGTGCGTCAGCAACAGTAGTGTTCCTTTCCTTGCCATTCTTCCCTAGAATAACGTGGGCAGATCGCCCCTCGGCATCATACCAGTGGCCGCTGCTTTCAACAGTGACCAATCTGGAATTAGCCGAGGAGCTATCCCACTTACTTGTAATAGTAAGTGCCATATAACCTAGAACGGAACTTGGTTGCCGTCTGCGTCAAGCTCGACCTTAGTGGCCGTGGACTTGCCAGCAGCGGTAGCAAACTCCTTGGATGCACGGATCTTCTCCTGCAACCAATCTGGCATATTGTTGAACTGACCAGCCTCACCCTGTTCGATCTCGTAATACAATTGATCGTTGGTTGTGGTAGCTGGTGCTTTCATGCCCTTGGGGAGTTTGGATGCACCTGCGATGGCGCAATACTGCCGACCCTGCTGGCTGGTCTTGTGGATCAGCGTCAGCATAGCTGGCTTGCCAAGAAGGTTCTTCAAGCTGAATGCCTGGAGTTCCTTGGATGTGAAGGTCTGGCCGCGCCACTGTTCGAGAAGCTTGCGAAGGCTGGCTTTCTCGCCAAGGCTGCGGGTCTGCTCGATGGAAACCACCATAGGCTTTTGGACTGTGGTGCGTTTGCCATTCTCCTCGACCTCGAACTCATCGGTTTGATCGGGCAACTCGAAAGTCAAGCGGACTTTAGGTGTCCACTTCTCTTGGTTGTCCCAATTAGTTTTCTGGTGGCCTAGATCGACTAGGCTGTAGAGAACGCCTACAGTAGCTCCCGCTTCTGGTAGTTTGCGTTCTTGTTTTGCTGATTCACTTAATGTTAGTGCCATGTTATTTCTCCTTTATTTATTTGGGTTGTTTATGTTGGGGGTAAGTTCGTCAAAAGCTGGGGACTTAACGTAGTAGCCCTGCGCGATGGTTGCGGTCTTTGCATACTCGATAGTGACATTGGCTGGTGCTATCTGTCGAGCTAATTCGCACACGCTGTCGGCGGTCATTATGACTAGCCACTCTTTGCGTCCGTTACGGCGGAAGAATACTGCTGGGATCTTGCCCTTCGGACAATCACGCTTGGATTGCTCCATCCACTCTTCTGGCTTGAGGGCTTGGCAGCGCTTGCCTTCTATGTGAAATGGGAAATTCTCGCAGACTACATCACCGCTACCACCCTCTGGATTGCCTGCGAACTGTTGGCTACGGCGAGCCTTCTGCCAGCCCTGCTCTCGCAGGTAGTTTGCTAATTCTCTCTCACCCGCTGCACCTTTAGCCCGACTATTGATTTTGCCCATCTATCGGGTTTAGCTGTCAACCCGCGATGGTGTCGATATATATTTTAATCTATTTCAGTTCCGCCAAGTCTTATTAGCGCGGCTAATATCCTCATTAAATCGTCTAATCATTGCCATCATGGTCAGTTTCTCTACGATCTTCTTGTTCTTCTTCACCCAAGCCACAGCCTCATCAAAGGATTCTGCATCTTTCAGCCCTTCTTCAAACTTAGCCCAAGCCTCTTTCTCGTTCACAGGTTCTTAAATACACGCCAACCACCACCTGTCGATGGACAAAGCTTAGTTGTTACCGACCTGCACTTGGCAATGGGTAAAAGCCAGAATAGATCATCATTCATGCCCCAGCAGGCCACATAATCCACGCCACTGATTGCGCGCTTGGGGATGTTAAAGCCATTGCCAGTGCTGGTAGTGAAGCGATACTTGGTGCGACCAGGTTCTATCGCTTGGGCAGTCTTAACTTGGATGCGGTAAAACTTATTATTCTTCTCTGCCACCACATCGTACCCCGCAAAATCCTCATAAGGCGTAAGCACGTTGTACCCGCACCGCAACAACGCGCTAGTAACGCGAGCTACCCCAACTGCACCTATTTGGCGTGATGATAATTTCATGCTTGACGGCTTTCGGTTTGTCCTAGAGACTTTTCCCAATGAAAGCAATAATAACTATAACACTGACGGCGATGCTGATGGCATCGGTGATGGCGGATGACTTTGATGGCGGAGTATATAATTCTGGATACGCCGTGTTTAGCGGTGGCAAGGGATTAGCTATAACATCCAATGGATTGATAGTAGATAATGGCATACTCAAGCAAACACCTAATGGATGTTATTCCTCATGTGGAGATGTTTATTATGGTGGAAACGAAATTGTAACAAAGAGTGGATACCTTTTTTACGGTTCAAATGGGACAAAGGTACAGGTTGGTGAGTATTATTCTGGAACGGCTGGATCAACCTATGTGTTTGATGACGATTCAGAATAACTAGCCGCCTCCAAATGCGTTAAGCCTATTGTTGATTCTGTTCTCAAGACCAACAATAAACTTCTTTCTCCTTGGGTCAGCACCAGCCCTAGTTCTTTCATCATTTAACTGTGCTTGGCTTGCTGCAATCATAAGTTGCTTTGGATTTACTCCACCAATAGCAGCAAGCGTCTTTGGCCCAATAGCCCCGTCAACCGCAACCTTGATTCCAAGTGAGTTTAGTCCCTCTTGAATATACTTTGTTGCACCGCCCATGCCTCTATTAAACGCCATATCCTGGGCGAATGGCTGGATTGCTTGCGGAAGCCTCGATACGAGAGGTGCTGTGTATTCGCTGATGTATTTTGCGGCTGCTTCTTCCCTTTGCTGGGCTGGCAAGCCTGCAATCTTTCTGAATGCTTCTGGATGGTATCGGTCATTGATTCCAGCTACCTCATAATCTCCACCCATATCACCAGCAGGCAAGGCATATACCGAAAGATTGCCTTTCTTATCTCTTCGGCCTTCCCAATTTACCGTTGTTTTAGCTGCATTTATCAAATCAAATCCAGAGGTATCGCTTCCCACACCCTCTGGCTCAATAACATCATAACCAAGATCAGTTTTAGGTTGTTCTGGCGTGACGCTCTCAATTTGATTATTGATTGGTTGTGCCTGCCGTACAATTGGCTGCTGAACTGGAGCAACACTAGGCTTCGGCATGTTTGCCTGCATCATCTTTTCGTAGCGTTCCATTTTATTTCTCCTTTGGTGTCAAATAATCCCTATTGTATTTCAGAAATTGTCTTTTGCCATCTTCAGCACCACGCTCATACGCTTTTTCCAAAGCTTTAATCTTAAACTCTGGCTCCATGCCATCAAATGTTGCGCTCTGGAATAGATTATCCACAAGAGCCTTTCTTCTTTGGCCGACATACTCTTGGTAGATTGCGTACTGGCTCTCATCAAGCTGGTAAGTAATTTTCTTGTCCATAACATTCCTTGATGGAACAGATGGCAACGCATCAGCATTTCCAGTTTCCTTCCATAACCTATATAGGGCAAGATTGGATTCATCACTCGGAACTACTCTCGACCTTGTGAAATCAAGGAAATTGTATAGAAACGGATTCGCTCCTTCTGGAGTCTGTTTAACTGGATTCCCCCACATATCCCTTTTTAGTGGCAACTCTTCTGCTCCAATCGCTTCGCGCGCGAATTCTGGCATCTTTGATTTGAGAACATTGGCGAACAGTTGCAAGCTGTCATCAGTTTTTGGGTCAACCATATTTTCACGGCTTGCCTTATTGAAGGCCTGCAATGTGTTCGGGAATGGGATTGATGAGATTGTACCGTATAGCGATTCCAGGTAGCTGTCATAATCTTCTTTTGAGATTGCATTAAGAAGAGTGTTTGTACTCTTTAAGAAAGTTTGGTTGAGAGTATAGCTTGCAACTGACGGCAAGCCTTTAAGGGTTACATCGAGAACATCCTCCAGCAACCCAGAGCCTTCATTCTTGCTTAATACATTTGCATAGACGTTAAAGATTGTGCCAAGATAACCAAAATTCTCGTAGCTCTTTATCTCATCTCCAGCTTGAATTGCTGGATCTTCGCCATTTAATAGTCTCTTCAATCCAGACATATTGATAGTATTCGGAGGCTGTGTTTCGTATTGGATTCCGCGCTCTTTTGCAGATTTTGAGGCAGATCCAGTAATAACGCCAGCGCGATATAGGGCAGCAGCCGTACCCCCAATTACTGTTCCAACTATTCCCTTTGCCGCAGCTTCAAGTGATTTTCTTCTGTCTCCCTTAGCTGCGTAATACGCGCTTTTAGTAAAAGCCAATCCTGGTACCGCAACATCAACAACGTCAGTAACAACATTAACTGGTGTCTTTGTATATGGAGCAATAACTGCTTTAGTTAGTGGCCCAACAATTGGAATGCTTTTTACAGCATTTGCAACAACACCAACTACTGCTGTAAGTTTTGTGTCTTGTTGAAATGTGGCTTCTGCGGCCTCATTTGATATTCCCTTTAATTCTGCCTTTGTTGGGAATCTTACGCTTGCAATAACTTCCTCTGGAGTTTTGCCAGCCAAAATAGCTTGTTGGGCAAGAAGTCTTCCCTCTGCAAATCCTCTAGCTGGAACGTCACCAAGAGTTAATGTTCTGCCTACTGGCTCAGTGTACAATCCAATTATTCCTTCAGTAAGCTTTCGGACTCGATCAATAAAAGCAATATTGCCCTTTGCATTTGTAACCATGTCTTTCCCAGTAAAAGCTTGAGCCAGAGATTTGAATACAGTAAATCCCTTAACTCCTTCTCCAGCCAGAGCAGATGAAGCTGGAATGCCTTCACCAAGAAAAGCCCGAATTGCTTCCTTGGTTTTTTCAGAACCACGAATCATTGCGCCCCTTGTTGTGAGTGCAGATTGCGCCATTGTCCTTGGTTGCTTGGTTACATAGCTTATTACAGCATCACCAGCGTTTGCTAGTGACCTAACGCCAATCTGTCCAACTGCTCTGGCTACGTTGAATACTGGATTTTTTACAAGAGACAATGGGCTTAACAGTGTAATCTGTATTCCTTGTGGAAGTGTTTCTCCGAGAATTTTCTTTGGGAAAATGCTGTCTGAATATTTCTGAAGTTTTGCTGCCGCGCTGGCTGCCGCAATTCTTGCGTTTCCAGCAATAGCAGCAGCCTTATCGGTTAAGCTTAATCTATAATTTGCTTCCGCTTTAACCAATTCGGCTTTTGCATTTTTACTTGCATTAAATAATCTAAGAACCTTGTCGCTTACGTCTTTGGGTATATTTCTATTAGCTGCCTCTGCTGCCTTTGATATGGTTGCCAAATATCCAGTAGGCGTATTTAGGTACTCGCGCACATTCCTTAGGGAAACGCCAGCCAACGATGCTGCTTTAGTAAATTCATCCCAATTGATTGCGGCAGATGCTGGGTCTGCATCAATCTGCCTTGCGGCTAATATTGCATTCGCCCCAGCCCTTTCGGCATCATCATACGCTGACGAAGTAATGCTTCTTCTTGCGATGACATTTAGTTCATCATCTGTAAGGTCTTCAAGATTTCCCTTGATAGCACCAAGCGGAACATTCTGCCTTACTGTGCTTGGCTGAAGCGCAACCTCTGCCTTGAATGGCTCTGGTGCTTTTTCAGATTTCAACACCCTTTCAGCCGTCCTAGCTATTTTAGATCCTTCTGGAACTTCTGGCATCTTAAACTCTGGCCGTACTGTGCCAGACTCAAATCCAGCCTCGCCAACTACGCCTGGGCGAATTGGCTGCTGGCCTTCAATAGTTGCAATAACCTCTGATGGTTGTGGCTTTGCCTGCAATGACGGGACAGCTTTGGGTTGTAACAATTGTTGAAATTTATCGATAGCTTTTGTTGGTCTTGCGAGTCCTACGCCAACAGCCATGGGTGTCGCAATCTCAAGAGACTTTGTTGTGATTGGGAACATTGCAATATCAGCCTCGCGCATTCTTTGGTAGTCAGCGTAACCTTGTTCACCAGCCAAGATTCTCGCAAGTCCAGCTTGCCCCATTTCGCCTGCCTTATATCCAGCAGCACCACCAGCCAACCCTCCAGCAAGTATCCCAACTGGACCAGCAGGCGCGCCAGCAACACCGCCAAGGATTGATCCAGCAACTGCACTAGCACCAGGTATGATTTGCTCTCCAACCGACCTTAACGATGCACCAACAAGTGTTGGTGGCTTTTCCTCAATACGAACAACCTTGCCATCCCTTGCCCTTCCAACTGCAAACCCAACGCCTTTCTCTTTGTCAAATCCAGAAGACACAGTAAGCACGCCTTCGTCCATCGCCTTCCTAACGGCTGGCAACGCTGCTGGCTGGATCATTCCCTTTTGGATTGCCTCTTCGGTTGGAGCGTATCCTGCGGATATAGACCCATCTGGCCTTGTTTCTGGTGGTAAAGCTTCCAGCGTGTCGGTTGCTTTGAGTATGGCCTCTTGTTGCGACAATCCAGACTGAAGATTCTTATTTAATTCATTTGTAAATAAATCAGCACGCTCTGGTGCGTAAACGTCAAGCGGATTGCCACCTTGAGAAACGTAGTCGCGCTTGATTTGAGACAAGTATTGCTTGTCTGGTTCAATTACTTCAAATGATTCCGATGGCGTTGGTTGAGCTTTTTCTGGCTCAATTACGTCATAGCCAGCATCCTGCTGATCTGCTTTTACCTCTGGCTCAATAATGTCAAACCCCAAGTCGGGACTTGCCATTGGATTATTTTATCCTTACTTTTCCGACACCTGGAATATAAACAATATCTCCAGCTTTTGCCCCGCCTTGAATTGCCTCGTCTCTTGATTTATAGGTAGGAACTGCTTGCTGTGTTTGTGGCTGTGCGGATGGCTGGGCTGTTGGTTGCTGTGCGGCAGGCCTTGCAACCGAAGGCATTCCGTAACTTTGCGGCATTTGAGTATCTTTTAATGCCTGCATTTGAATTCCAGCAACGTTACGCTTTTGCTCGGTTTTAATCATTTCTTGTTCGACATCTTTTAGCTGTTTTGCGTATGACTTTCCAAACATTTCCCCAGGAAGGAAATCTGGACCAGGCTTCTCCCCACCCATTAGCCCAGCTCTGGCAGATTGTATGTCTGCTTTCTTTTGTAAATTTTGCTCAAGCTCAACTTCGGCTTTAGCCATATCTGCTTGGTGCTTTGTAAACTTTCTTGATTGCTCTAGCTCCCAATCGACTTGGCGTTGTTTAGCCCATTGAGCCTTCTGCTCTGGTGGCAATGCCTTAAATGGAATCTGCTCTCCATTTACATCAATCTTAAAGTCTTCAAATGGCAATACTTGATTAGACCTTATTACTTCTTTTTCCTGTTGATTCTGCGTGTATGCGTTTAACTGAGCATTCTGGAGTTGTTCGGCAGTTGCAGCCCTGCGTAATGCGTCTTGATCCCCAAAAGTTTGAGGAAACATCGCCGCTAAATCCATTGTAATTTTTCCCATAAATCTCCTTAAATACTTATGTTGGGTACGAGCGATCCAATGCCAGAAGCAATAGCTCCGAATTGTTGCGCACCACTCGGCTGCCTAGAAATCGCACCAACCTGCGCGCCATAAGTATTAGCCAAGTAATTCGCCTGCGATCCGTAAAGGTTCGCAAAGGTATTTGTGAGGTTAACAGGAATGCCTTGATCCACCGCTTGGTAGAACGGCTGTGCCGTAGACGGCTGCTGGGTAAATCCACCAGGCAAGGCTTGATTGGCTTGGATGTAACTCTGGAACGCACCCTGCTGTGCGCCTGTGCGTGCTTGGCCTAAGTTGTAAAGCGAAGGTCCGCCAGCGACAAAGCCAGAAGCTGCGCCAAGGCGGTTCTGAAGCAACGCATCGCGGAATGCTATGTCAGACTTCAACGCATCAGATGTGTTTTGCCCAGAGGCAAGGAACTGAGTGGCTGCACCATAACGTGCCAGCTTGCGTTGTTCACCAGCAAGACCAGTTGTGACGGCTTCTTCTACCGCTGGAGCCACGCCAAAGATGTTGCCTCGCGCTGTCTGTGCTGCCCTAGCTGCCTGCTGATATTGTCTCTGCTCTTCAGCACCCAATTGCGAGCCAAGGGCAAGCTGATTGATCGCCTCTTGTTCTAGGTTGCTACGGAGTTGTTCGGCTTGGGCTGACTTGGTTTCTCCGACAGGAGCAGTAGCCATTTGGCGATACTGCTGGCCGAGCGCAACCGATGTTTGATATGACTCTGGATCAATCTGGAAAAGCTGTTGTGAAGCACGCTCTTCGGGTAGCTGGACGAAGGATCGGAAGGATGTGATCTCCTTTAGCCCTTCGGGGCTATCCATCGTGATTGGCGTGAAATTCTTTTGCATGTTCTGCGCTCCAGTAACTGCGCTAGTTACGCTTTTCAAATCATCGTTGAGTTGCTTGATAAATACTTCTGATGAAGATCGCCTTGCATCTCCTGCTGGCAATCCAGCAAGAAGCTGATTGGCTGAATTGATGCGCTCTTGGATGCCAGTAATCTGAGCGTTGCCACGATCAATCACGCTGTTTAGGCGGGATAGCTTTGAGTTATTGTAATCGTCAACGATTTGTTGATCGGATACTTGGAAGTTTAGTCTTGAGCCAAGATCAGACGATCCGTAGTTACGACCAGCAGAAAGTTGTGATAGGGCTTGGCTAAATTCTGGACCAGCATTAGGATTTTGCATTCCACCTCCACCAGCAGTTAATGCTTGGATTTGAGCAGCAAGAGAGTTGCGGGTATTTTCTTGGCTTGTGACATCGGCAAGACGCTTTTCGTAGGTGTCTTGAAGATTCTTAATGTTGGCTTGTTGTTTTCTTGCAACTTCATTCTGAGCGTCAACTATGTTTGTGTATGGAAAACCGCCTTGAGCGCCCCTGTAATACTCTAGGTCCCCCCGACTCGGATTTCTTGAAAGAGCCAATGTTTCAATTGCTCCATTATCATTAACCCTGTATTTTACTGGAGTTGGTTGAAAGCTGTTTCCCATATTAAGCCTTTAACTCTGGGTTGCCAATGTTCGTGCCAATTGTGCCATAAAAATCAACTGGTCCTGGCTGGCGGTTGAACGCTACATTCTGCTCAACCGAGGCATAGGGCGATGTTCCATAAAGACGCTCGAACTGGCGGGTCATCTGGTCGCCTAATCCACGATTCAAGGCATACGCCTGCGGGCTAGTCTCATACTGCCTGCGGAGCGATTCTAGGGTGCGTTGCGGGCCGTACTGACGCTCAAGTTGCATCCCAGCCTGCACGCCTGCCTGCTGATCTAGGGCTGATAGTTGGCGTTCTAAAGCGCGCTGTTGAGGCATATATTGAACGCGAAGCTTATTCTCAAGCTCTGCCATACCTGGAGCTTTCTCCATGTATGTTTCAATGTTTTTCTTGTACGCCTCTGCATTAGCCTGCGCTACCGCGCTCGGATCGGGCGGAGGCGGCGGTGCAGGAATTGAAGGTCCTCCACCCATTATGCACCGACTTTCATAAGTTCTGTGAATCTATCAAAATTATATGTTTTCATTTTTCCGCCATTTCTCCTAAATGCAACGTACTTAAAATTCTTAAATTTTTCCGCAATTATTGCCCACAACATTTTAGTGCCACCATATATTTTTGAGCAAGCAATATCTGCCCATAATGTGTCACCATTTTGTTCCATATAGAAATAATCCTCAACTCTGTTTAAGTCATTTACTGGTCTTACTACAATAAATCCTGCAAATTCATTCTTGTCAAATATCCTAAAAAGCAGTTTATTTGATTTTGCCCATTCTAGCCAAAAATCAAGGGTGTCCCATTTGCTTGAAATCTTGTAAAGACTTCTCATCATGTCTGATTCTTGAGTCATAATTTTGACCCAATGAAAGCCTTTCGCATAAATGTCATATAACAATAACTCCTTGGTTTGCCAGAACGATTAAAGGTGATCCGCTTGCGAGGACCAAAACGCTCCCAAAGGAGCAACAGCAAGCATCGTAAGGATTTAGCACCCTTTGAGGAGATAGTCAAATCCACAAACACATTCTCACCATCTTCAGTATGCTCATAATGCTTAGGCTCTTGTCCATCCTTTAGACACCTAGCCAAAGCCACCCCAGCTATCTCCTCCCCATCCTTAACCACCCCAACCATGCCCTGCTTCTCAAACCAGCCAAACCACTCAGCTAGGTTAGGCCACATAGCCTCTGGAACGCCGCTTTGCTCAATGTACTCCACAGCCGTCATACGTTCTTTTGCACCTCAATGGTATCGGGGTTGGCTGCAAGCAATATTCCTCGAATAGAAAGCTTCTTGGATGGCGCGGAAACGATCATACGCATATTGCGCCACTTCTGGTAGGATCGCAGGCTGTTAGCAATACGCTTTACAGTTTGCGCAGATAGCGTAGCTGGGAGGGTGAATGGAAGAGTAATTCCACCAGCAGAGCGTGTGTCAACATTTGAGGCTATTCCTACTGTTGTTCCATCCGTATCACGCCTCATGCTGATGATGGCGTTGGTGGAGCCAGAGTTGAAGAACTCAATCTCATAGTGCGATCCAAACTTCTGCGCGATCCGATCATCAAACTCATAAGCCTTGGATGCCACCGAACTTGTGTAGCTTCCTGTAGAAGTATAATCCACATAGTCTGATGTTGGGTCGGCTGAGTCTGCATCCTTGTAGCCAAGGTAATGACCAACCCTGCTTGTGGGACTTCCAAACGCAAGCTTTTGTGAGTTTGTTGCAAATCCAGAAGAGAAGTTTGTAATCACCATTCTGGCCGCAGCGATGCTCCACAAGCCTTCAAACGCATTGAATAAGGCATTATAAACCAAAATATAATTTGGCGTGGTTGCTGTATCTAGCGGGATTGCCAGAAAATACCTATTGTTGTAAAAAGCAGCGTTACAAAGCGTGACATAGTTCTTGTTAATTCTGGCAATGATATTCTTGACAGGCTCGCTAATTGGCGTTCCTACAATATAAAAGTCATCAGCAATAGACCTAGCTACAGACCTAATTCCGTCATTAGCCAGAAAGAATACGTCTTTGTTGACAAAGTTGACAGACCTGCCAGATACGCATCCGATTCTATCGTTAAGTAGTCGCACCGTCCAGCCAGCCGCAGTTGTTGCGGTAGGATCAGCCGTTACCAAGTAAATCTTATTTGGCTTAAAAACAAGTATCTCGTAATCGTAGAAAGGTTGGATGGCTACAATGTCCTCACCATCATCGCCGCCAACAATGATGCTGTTGGTTGACTTCCATACTTCGGCATCAAGGATGTCAGATGCGTAAAGAGTGTTTCTGTCTGCTCCAGTTCCTACTGCAAAGATTCTATTAGTAAACTGCCTAACCAATCGAAGTGCAGGCGGGGCAAGGCTAGAAATGCTGGCTGTAGCTGTTGCTGTAAAATGCCCACCACCAGAGGGAGGAGCAGCAATGGTAACTGTTGGCGCGGTTGTATAGCCCGATCCAGCAAAGGTAACTGTTACCGCAGATATTGTACCGCTGGTAACTGTGGCAGTCGCGCTAGCTGTTGTTCCGTAGGCTATGTTGGGTGCGCCTATTGTTACGGCTGGAGCAGTTGTATATCCCAATCCCTGGGTTGATACTGTTATCGAAAGAATGCTTGTGCCTTGCCGATACGTTGTTGTGCCGTTTGAAAAATGAAGGTTGCTGCTTCCATCGGTAAAATACATTCGGTTGTTAAACTGAGAGAAGTCAACCTCAGCACTCTGGTTAATCACAGTCCCGCCAGTAGTGGCAAAGGTGGATGAAGCAGTAGATCGAAAGACTGTTCCGTTGGAAGCTACGAACAAAGACTCAATTGATGGCGCATCAAAATAGTGCATCCCTTGTATGCTTGATCCGCCAGATACATTGGTTGACATGGACTCAATGCCAAGGCGGGATTCAAGGTTTCCGCTTGGGCTGATTGTCATGTTGGCAATATCGCTTGCTTGGTTGTTCGCGATAAGGTTGGGCGTAATCCCAGAAACCTGCCCACCTTCAAAACTTTGTGATCCTGCTATAGCAAGCAGGTCATCTAAATTGTCAGAATAATAAGGCACGCTTGAATGCCTCCATTAAGCTGAAAACATTTCTTCTATAGTTAGCTCGCCAAGGCTCTGCGGAGTGATCTGCTTAATGCCACCAACCTGGCTCAATTCGTAGTTAGCCATAGCTGCAAGATCAGAGTTTGCTCCCTGCGTAATGGCCTGCGCCTTGGCATACTGCCGTTCACGCTCTAGTGCGTCTGCGTGAGTCAAGGCGAGAACCAAGTGATGAACGTGGGGCAAACGAAGTTCGTCACCAAGAGCGTCTGTGGATGGAGGAAAGTCAACGATGTAGTTGGAGCGAGTAATACACTTTAGCTTTTCAACAACCCTAAGAGGAATCGTTCCAGATGTAGCAAGCCTTGGGTAGAGGTTAAGCTGTGCAATACCACTGCTGTTTCGGCCTGTAAAATGGTAGGTATCTGGATCGCCAGTGCGGTCATCAGATAACAAGCCTGGGTCTTGGCTGATGATTGTGGCTAGGTCAATTGGATCAACCTCGGCATCGTTGTAGGCCACAGAGAGAGGAGTTTCTACATTCGTGCCAAGCGTGATTTGTCTGTTTGTTCCAACTGAATAGGTGGAGTTGGTAACAGTCTCGCGCCAAGGCGCAAAGTCCCATACTCGCCGATAGGCCAAGCTTGCGGCCTTCTGCAAGAAGGTAAGCGTATCCGAGTCGGTCTTGCCAACCTTCTCACCCGCATACTGAGCGATTTCAGTTAGGGTCATTTCGCTTCTAGTGCTTCAATGCGTGATTTCAAAGAATCGTTTTCTGATTTTAGTTCTTGGACTGCCTTAACCAAAGCTGCTGTAATTGATCTGTCATAAAATCCGTAAAGACCATTATTGCCAAGAGGAGCTGCTGACGGGATTATAGGTGCAACATCATTTGCAATAAATCCCAATTCAACAGACGCATTTTCACCACGGTTAGCAATATCATCCTTCCATCTATACATCTTTGGATGAATTTGAAGTATTTCAGAAAGACCAGCAATATGTGCTCCAACGACCTCTTCTTTTAATGACGCATCAGATGCGGCTGATAAAAGACCAGCAGCACTAGCATTTACTGCCCTTGATCCAGCACCAGCAAGACCAGCAATAGTTACACCGCCACTCGCATCAATGCGGAGGCGTTCGGTGGCGTTAGTGCGTAACACTAGCGACTGAGAACTCATTGTTCCAATCAAGGATTCGGCTGCGTCTTGTCCGAACAACTGAAGACCAGTCGTTCCAGGGCTTCCAGTAATTTGAATCTGCTTTCCTGCTGCAACATAAACATCTCCACTCGCATCAATGCGGAGGCGTTCTGTTTGCACTCCGCTACTATTTCCAGTCCACAATGTAAGCACTCCGCCACCAACCCCATCTCCTCCTCCCGTGCCTGCCTCTGATCTAATTTTTGCTCTAGTTAAATTCCATGTGCCAAGAAGATATTCTGAATATACATTATCAGTAGCTTGGTTATTCAACACAGTTCCAGTAGCGGCAACTCCACCAAAAGTTAATTTTCCAGTATAAAAATCTGTATTGGAAATATGAAGTTTTGCTGTAGGACTCGCAGTCCCCACGCCAACATTGCCACTCGCATCCTTGTAAATCTGCCCACTGCCAATGTTAATTACATTTGTAGATCCAGTAATCGTTCCAAGGAATGTGGATGTAGTTGCAGATAGGTTTGCAATTGTTCCAGTTGTACTATTTAGGGTGGCAACTGTTCCAGACGTAAAGATGCCTGCTGTGCCAGTTGTAGTCCCAGCCGTAAGCGTGGGAATCAAAGCTGTTGTAAGCGTCCCATTCGTAATCGTAGCGGCAGTCGATGTGGTTGTCCCAAATGTTCCAGTTGGAATAAGAGCAGTTGTAATCGTTCCAGACGTAAAGATGCCAGCCGTTCCAGTAGTCGTTCCAGCCGTCAGCGTAGGAATCGTGCCAAGCGTAATGTTGGCTGTGCTGGACGTGAAATTGGAAATCGTGCCGCTGGTGCTGGTTAGGGCGAGGCTGGAGGTAGGTACAGCATCTGCGACCAAGGCATTAAGCTTTAAGGCCGTTACGTCATTGGTAACGCCGTCTGTGAATGAAGTTCCTGCTGTAAAATTGGGCATCGTTTAGTCTCCTAGTTAGAAAATCGGTTTTTGAGGACATCCCAGGCTACCGAGCAAGCAAGCCCTATTAGCCCAGCTACAGCCAGAACCTTGGTCCGAAGGTGTTCCAGCGCACTCAATCTATTAGCAACATCCCCGTGAAAAGCAAGTGACCTTTCTACCATAGCGTAAAGCTGAAGCTGACGCTCCTCCATCCTGGCGAGCCTAACCTCCATGTTCCATACCTGTTCCTCGCTCACGGCTTAGTAGCCCCCAAGTCAGATGCTGCGCCCATGTCCGAATAGACTGGCAAAGCATTGTTATCCTGCTTGCGTGGGGAGCAGGAGGAAAGGGCAAAGCAAACTAAGGCTAGACTAATAAATCGCATATTTGGTATTAAGATAGCCTTCGACTTGCTGGCGTTGTGGTGTGGTTAAATTAGAATTGTAAACTATAACTTCGGCAATATCTCCATAAAGTCCAGCAACAGTTACATTTTGAGAGCCTTGCCCTATATATAATGAGCCACCACTATTTTGTGATGTCATATCAGCATTTTGAGCAGTACCCTCTGAAGCACCATTGTAAAAAACACTTATATTCCCAGAGTTGTCTATTTTATAGGAAACTGACGCAAATACATTGTTCGCCACAAGATTTTCAATAACTGCATTATTGGAATTACTTTCTACTTGTAGTTGAGGAACTGTATTGTTAAAAACAAAAGCCAATCCGTCATCAGAATCGTAATCATCATTAGAACCCAAAAAAGCCAACATTCTTGCAAACGCATTATCTAGGTTTAATTGTTTAGCCACAACGAAAACACTTGAGTTTTTTAAATTAAAGTTATTTGAAATAATGAATTTACTTGTTTCTTCAGTATTATTAAACCGAATTGCAGGGTATCCGTTAATTGCATTTGATTGTAGCGTGGGTAATGTGTCAGAACCTACGGCATTATTCCCATTCCCGCTTTGATCTGCCCAAGCTGTTACATTTGAGCCAGATGTAGTAACACCAGCGTTGGCCTTTAGCCATATTGATAAACCAGATAAATTGGCTGGGGAGAACGGTGCGCCACCAACCTTGCGGATGGCCTGTACTCCTAGTCCTAGAGATAGTCTTGGCATAAAATTACAATGCAATCACCCGCCAAGGACTTGAACCTTTGGCGAGTTGACTGCTAATACAATTAACCAGCTATGTAGCCGATCACCTTGCCAGTTCCAGCCGTGTAGCTGTCGAACTCGCCATAGATGATGTTGCCAGAGCCAATCGTAACGCCAGTCAGAGTGCCATCATATTTACCGCTAATCGCGCTAAACGTGGTATCTGAGAGCATTTGGATTGCCCAATAGCCAGGTGCTGCCGTTCCAGTGCTTCCTACGGAAAATCCGTATTGGGCTTGGAATTTATCTAATGCTCTTGACATATTATTGCTCCTTAATCCTTGCGATTATAAATTGCCATTGCGCCGCCAGTTAAAGCAACCTGCTCTATGTCTCCATAAACTGTAACGCCTGCATTAAAAGTGGCAGCAGTTGTCGCACCACTAATAATAAGCGTAGCCGTGGAAAGCGTAAGAGCAGTTACCGCATCGTAGCTTCCAGTATTAGTGGAAGCTGACGATGCAATAATTGTCCCAGCATTACCAAGCGTAAGGCGGGAAAGCAACCGCATACAATTAGGTATGCAGTGCGATTCTGTAAGACGTGCCGTTAAGAGTCACATTCAAGGACGCAGGGGCTGTTGCAACTGTGTTAACAGTGCCGCCGCTGGAACTTGCAGTAAACTCAATGACGTTTGCGAAGTTAGCACCGTTGATACGGACAGCCTTGTTCTTCGCCTTGATTGGACTGCGTTGAAACTCATCACTCATTTTATTTTTCTCCTTAAAGCAGCACGTTTGATACTATCTGGCGTGTACTGGCTTTTGAATCTACTGCCAAGCTTTTGTTCCTGGCGATAGTACCCCTTCATTAAGTTTGTTTGATTGACTCCCAGCGGGTTGTCGAGGGGTTCGCCAACCCCCACTAGGCTCAATCTTTGCGGGACGGTGAATCGTTTAAGGTAACGAGGGACAGAATCCCTTTCGGCCACAGCCTTTTCCAGTTCGACAACTTTCCCATTTCTGGTGTCCTCGTACTGGTAAACAGGCATTAGCTATAGTTTTCCTTATCCGACTCCTCGGCCATCTTCATCATGCGGTCTTCTTCGGACTCTTCGGGTTTAGCAGATTCCTCTTCAGATGCTTCAGCCATAGCGTTGTTTACACGCACCATAGCCACACCACCTTCGATTTTCTCCACTACACCTTCCAGTTCCACCATGTCTCCAGCTTCTGGTGTGGCGTTTTCTTCGCCTTCACCTAGCTCGAACATAGAGATCGGCAATTTGACCAATCCTTCTTTCATAGCTGGTTTCTCCTTGGTGGAAGAGGCTGGGGAGGTTTTACCCTCCCCAGCTTTCCGAGGACCCATACCAATGACTAGCATGGTTCCCATTTAATTATTAGCTGTAGTTGGACTTCGCAACGATGACTCGGAAGAACCGAGGATCGAGTTGCTTGGCCGCGTAGAACGTCTTGAAGGACGCAACAACGCGCTGTCCATAAGGATCGCTCTTATCAGCAGCATCAAGGATCGTGACCTTCGGGGCGAAGGGCGAGCCAGAGGCGGCCAATGAGGACAAGCTAGGAACACCAAACGCGCCACCACCGAGGAGGACGTTGGCGTAACCAGTGTTAACACCAGTTGTTCCTACGCTGTTTTCAGCGATACCAGAGGCGGAGGTATTGAAGGTCTGGACGTTGGTCGAAGAGATGACCGACACGCCAAACAATTTACCAGTCTCACCTTTGAAGATTTGGTCGGGGGCAGAGTAGCTCGACACCTTCAACCAATCATCGTCCTGCTGCAAGTCACGGATAACGGCAGGATGCGCGACAAGCGCGTAGCCGTCCTTGATCTTAGGAGCGCGAGCGATGAACAACGAAGTCGCACCATCGAGCAAGTCGGTGGCGGTCATTGCGCTGTTAGCAACGGACGAAGTAGCCCAGGTCGTGCCGTTAGTCGTGTTTTGAGCATAACGAGCGTAGGACTTGACTGCTACACCAGTACCAGTGCTGGTCGAGGAGTCCTGCACCAACGCGCGGTGACAGAGTGTGTCAGCGTGGAGGGCGGCATCTTCGCCAAGTTGTTTGGTGGCTTGCGCCAAGTGCGAGAACAATTCGGTTGCGAGAACAACATCCGTTAGGATGATCTTGCTTCCGTACTGTACAAGCGTTGCTTCAACCGAGGACAACGTGAGATCACGCTCGTCACCAGAAGAAGGAGTCGTTCCTTCCGACAAAGCGGAGATCGCAGTGATGCTGGGATCGCCGAAGCGGAAGAACCGAATTGTTTTGTTTCCACCCGTTTTGGTCGGGTAGGGGGTTTTCATTGCGAATTGCTCCATCTGGAGCAATGGGATTGCGCGTTCGAGCAATGCTTTTGAGAAGTATGCCTGGAACTGCGCGCTGACTGAGCCAGTAGTTACCATATAATTAAGTATCCTTGTTTGTTATGACTACTCAACCTCTGTCAACTTCGGATGCCATTTTCATCAATTCACGTTCTTGCTCTTCGAGCGTTAGTTCGTGAAAAGCTTTAGTCTTGGCAGGACCTTTGGGTTGTCCAGACGCTGGAGTAGTCGCTTTTCTGAGTTGAGAAAGTTCTTTCTCATACTCTGCAACCTTTTTCGACAAATCGGAGGCGGACTCCGCTTGGAGCTTTACCTTTGCAATTCCAACCGCATCCTTGATCCCCGCTGGGTAATTACGCAGGATAGCGTGGTTTTGCAACATTTCCGATACGGCTTTATACAATGTGCTGGTTGAGTCTTTAAGTTCTGGATTTGCTTCTACTTCATCAAGCAAATTTTTATCCCAAGCAGACTTTAGTTCTGCTTGGGTCTTTTGCTCGACCTCTTTCCTATCCTCGACTTCGATGTCACCAGCTTTTTGTTCGGCAAGTTTTGCAAGATCGTCACGGCCTTCATCACGGTAGCTCTTTGCTGCTTCCCTGTAATCTTCCGCGCTAAACTTGCGACTGATCGATTTTGTCTCGCCTTGAGGAGTTTCTGAAGTCTTCCTTGCCCTGTCTGCCTCGATCTGCTCGCGTTCTGCTTTGATTCTAGCTTTCTCGGCTCGGACATCTTCCCACTCCTTCTCAAGTCGCGACTTAGCCTTCTCGTAACGGGTAGGCTTCTTTTCGGAAGCCGACTCCGACTTGTCTTCTGAAGATTGCGTTGTTAAAGAACTTTTGGCTTCCTCGGATTTCTCCTTGGTCGCTGAAACCTCATCCGAGGCTTCGAGTTTTGTTTGTTCGGCTTTATCAGCAGGCGCGGGTTTCTGCTCGTTATCTCCGCTGGCCTTTTCTGTAGCTTCTGTTTCTACTTTGGCTTTTTCGTATTCCTTGGGAGTAGGATTAAAATCCCGTCCTTCGTCAGCCGCTTGCGCCATCGCCAATACATCCGCTTCAGTTAGGTTGTTTGAATCCGCCATTTTGACCCTTTCTTACACTTTTCGGTAGGGAGTCATTCTACCTAAAGGTTAGTCGGCTACTGGTTCATCCGATCCATCCCCATAGCCTGGAATGGCGGAGTTAAGTTTTTTGGATGCGAGCGACTCTAAGGTCGCAACGCAAGCCCTATATCCTCTAGCATGTCCACAAGCGTCTGCAAGTTCCTCTGGTTTCTTCATCACGGCAGAGGCGTTTTGACGCAGAGTTAGGTTAAGTAAAATCAGACTTAGCTTGCGTCCTGTTGGAGTGGCAAGAAATCCAGTCCAAGCTTTTTCATCTTCGTCTTCCCACTTGGGTTCGTTGACCCAATCATAATTTCTAACGAAGAACTTTAATGATCTTAATAGTCTAATCATAAATAATTTACATAGAAAATATCTTTCCGCTTTCTCTGTTGTGTTTAGATAGATTCCACATATACGGAACCCATTGCAAGTTCTTTTGATGATGAGATCCGCCCAATGATAGTGGAACAATGTGATCTACATGAAACTTTATGCCAACACATTTTCCAACTCTTTTTGCCGCATCATAAAAAACTTTAATTACGTTGGTATCTCCACACAATACTTTGGAATTTCTCTTCATTGCTTGGTATTTTCTGACGCTCGCAAGCTTGCGGGATAGATTGTTTTTTGTCCATTCCATTACATTTTTTCTATTCTGTATTGGATCAACATTCTTTCTTTGCCAAACTAATTTTTGTTGATGACGTTTTTTGAAATTTTCTGGTGTTAGCCATATTTCATTATTGTATCTATATGACCAAAACATCATACCATCTTGTCTTATGTGGCCTCTTTTATGCCTCATAGTTTTATTGCCCAAGAATCGCCTTGGAATAGCGTGTAGTCCTTTTGTCCTATTTCCTCAAGTAAAGCCATCTTGACTGACTTCCAACTCCAATCGTGACCAGCCATAATCCCGCCTTCTCTAAGCTTCTTGCGCCAGCCCTTTAGGTCTGCCAGCACACCTTCGTACCTATGATCTCCGTCAATATAAACTAGGTCTAGCTCGCCATCCTTGAAGAACTCAAGCGCATCTAGGCTTTTGCCCCTGCTATATAAAACATTCTTAAATGGAGATACGCGCTCTTGGAAGGCATCAAATACAAACTTCATCGGACATTGCTGACTTGCCACATCGTTGATGTCGTACCCATTAAGCCAAGGATCTACGGCAAGAACATCCTTAAAATACTTTGCTAGAACTACTGTTCCCTCGCCACTATAAGAACCAATCTCAACTGCCCTACCAGTTGCACCTTGTTCATTCGCCCACTCACACAGCTTTGCCAAGCCTTCCGCTTGGAAGGCATCCCGCATTACTGGTACTTTCAACCCGCCATCGGTGCTGGTGCTTGGCCTTGCATTGCTTCTGGAGGCAATTGTTGCCCCTGCTGTTGCATCTGAGCCTTACCTGCATCACGAAGCTGTTTCTGGATAGCGCGGGATGTATTGGGGTCAACCTGTTCCAAGGCTGCCAAGTGCTGTTGTAAGTGTGCCATCAGAACTTGCATTGCGCTCTGATCGACCTGCTGTTGCCGCTGTTGAGCCGCTTGGTTAAACGCGAAGAGAACGGATATATGCGCTTTGTGATCGTCGCTAGGCTTGATTGCGACTGGGAATCCAGTTGCAAGCATAGTCGCGATTTCAGTCGCTTGATCTTCAGCTTGATCGCCAGAGGCTGCGTTTGGATCTTGGAAGAGTCTGCGGACCAACGAGGGATCGTCTTGTTCAAGCACTGACTTTACCAGTTCGCCTTGGTTCACGAAAGGATTATTTTGGAACATGCTCATACGGCTGACTGCCTTCTGCAACGCAAACTGGCGGTTAATGAAGTCAAGTCCACCCTTTGGCTCAATCGAATACTCATCGTGGATACCTTCGGGTGGCATCGAGCCAGTTTCTTCCGCATAGCGGTACATCAAGTCTTTCTTGTTGTACTGCGTGTAAAGCGACCAGCACTGTTTGAAGAGATGGGATAGGCCCATCCTGAACATACGATTGCGTAAATCGCCAGACGCTGCTGCCTGCGACTGCAACGCCTGAATCTCGGTGGCAGTCTTACGATCCGACACCTGGAACTGCGAGCCAGCACCAAAGTCTGGATTGCCCATTCGCTGTTCAGAAAGAAGACGCTCTTCGAGCATCAGTTTCTGGAAGTCAAATGGAGGCTGACTAAACTGAACTGGCTTCAAGCCTTGTGGCAGAATCTGCCCAGGTTGCATCTTCAAGTTCGATGTGTTTAGCGAGATTGGATTCTGTGCTTCAAAAACTGGGCGGTTGGCAAGCTCCACATAGTCAGAGAGACTATTTTTTAATTTATTGAGGAGGTTCTCATTCGGGAGGAGGATCTCGGCCACACCTCGTGGACTGTACCAACCGCCACCAGTAACTTCATAAGGGAAATCTACGAAAGGTGGTTCACCGTGACGATAGGGTAATGTGAAGGGTTTGCGGACATCTTCGGTTAAAACAAGCGGGCTATAAGTTTCGACCTTCCATCCATCCTCGGACGGAGTGTACATCTCCCAAAGGACAATACGGTCGTTCTCAGCTTCTTGAGTAATTCCTTCACGCCTGTAAATCTCGTCTTGAATCTCACTTCGTAAGCCCACTGATTTTGAGGCCTTACCCGAAATTGTTTTGATAAAGTTCTCATCCTGCTTGTACAAGGGATTTGCCTTATAGGAATCGACACTCGTTGAGATGATGTGAACGATGAAATCTGCATCTTTGAACTCCTTGGTATAGGAAGGAACAATAATATGGAAGGGATCAATAGCCTCAAAGTCAATGCGCTTCTTGTCCTCATTCCAGATTACCTTTGACACGCCACGCCCGTAGAGAAGCAAGTTGTCAATTACGGAAACAATCTCTTTCTGGAAGTTGGTACGCTCACGCATCTGGTAATCAAACCAACGCTCGGCTGATACTGTCAGCGGAGTCAACTGCTGGCGCATCGGTACGAAACTGGAAAGGATGTCGTTGCCAATCGCGCTGTTGACGAAACTGGGTTTCAGCTTCTCAATCGCTGTGTCGATTAACTGAACGTGAAGGTCGGCGGCTGTAGGCCAAGGCTTGATCTTACGGCGTACACCAAAGTAACGGGCTTGATAGAACAACCGCTGGCGGTTCTCCCAGGTTTCACGCTGGTTAAGTGCCTCGATGATTCTCGTATAGTAATCTGTTCTTGCGGTATCTTTAGCGTTCATTTTTGTCTTTCTCTGCTCAATTCAAATGACAGATCGTTGACGTAATGTAAAGCACGCTTTGCCCAAGCGCGTACTTTTGGATCAGCAGTACGGACAGCAGAATAGTTTTCATCTCGTACTAAAGACTCAACTGCTCCTGTCGTCTGGGTTACTGGTGTCGTTGTTGCGCAACCACCAAGACTCACCAGGCAGATCGCGGTCAATAGCTTCGCGATTCTTGCGCCAATCGTTTTCAAGGTTTTGTGTTCGCTTTTCTTTCCAACCTGGAATGATGCGGAACACGGCTGCGATGATCTCAAGGATTGCACGCAGCACAAAAGATTATTTAATATTCAGTCCGACTGTCTTGAGGAAGTTTACGATCTTTTCCAAGAACGTATCGTCCGCTGGGGTCGGTGTGAGTTTAACAATGATGCGAGCAGCAAGAACGATGCCACCAACAGCGGCTACGATCTCTTGCCAGTTTGCAGTAATCCAATTCCAGATATTCATAGTGTTTATCCTCCTGGGTCAAATCCAGCCATGACGGGATCGTGGGATACCATCATTTCTTGGAGTGACTTCCAAGTTGGACGCTCTATCTGAAATGTCAAGTCAAGACCGACATTTGAGCTACTGAGGCACAAGGCCAGCGCGTCAGCCCTATCGGGTGAGGCTATGCCTCTGGCACGCATTGAGTCCTTGGACTCCACGCCAAGCTTGCCCTTGCTGTTGGTGATTGTACGCCTGCAAGTCAACTGCGCTGTCAAGTCTTCATCCTCTGGCAATATGATCTCGGCATCCTCAATCTTCTTTGCCATCCCATACCACATCTCGGCAGACCGATTGGTATAGGCGTTGTTGTCATACGCCGTAGCCCCAAAGTTCACCCTATTGCCTACCCAGCCAGACTCAGCCAAGGCATCGCACATAACCATCCCCCTCCCGCTTGCGTCAGCGTAGATGTTGTTAGCTTCCAGCCCAGCCTTCTTAAACTCGACTATAAACCTGCCTACGGCTGCCATCGTGTCTTTCTCACGCCAAGCAATCATAGGCAGAATCTTGTTGCCGTCACTTATGCAGATCACGTTCTGATCGCCACCCGCTGCAAAGTCCACGCCTGCTATGCGTACACCTGGCTTGAATCTAGGTGGCGTGTTGTGGCAGTTCTGTAGCTGGGTGAGGTTGATAACTAGGCTTTCCAGCCCTATGTCAACGAACTCGCCGTAGATCATAGATCGGGTCAGCGGGTGCTTCTCGCCGTAACGCTGGATTACCTCATCAATCTGAGTCTGCGTTATGTGTGGGCAGTCAAACGCTGTGACTGCGTGCTTCGACCACA